TACTTTCTACTTTTTACTTTCTACTTTCTACTTTTTATAAAAACAAATTTTACTTTTTTGCAATATATTCCTCTAATTTTGTAAGTGATTGCAATTCTTCTGACTTTAAAAATTCACAAATGCATGTATGCGTTAAAAAGAAATATTCATAAGAAAATAAAATCATAAATCCAATAAACAAATCTTCGCTCATATATTTGTTTGCCAGAATCTTCATACATTCTTTCAATCTGACATTCTCTATCAACTGGTTATATAATACTTTGACCTCCTTATTAATCATTTCTTCATTAAAATCGGTTAAATGAAATGATTCCAAAAAGTTGGCCTTATATAAACAATTACTGAGTTCTTCGGTAGTATATAATTCAATATATTCTTTTATAAAATCGGGTGCTAATTTTGTTGGACAATATGGTAATAATTCGGAATCATAATACGGATAAACACAAACGACATCAACGTTGTACATTGTATTATTTATACTGAAGTATTTATACTGAAGTTTTTAATACATTTTAACTTGTAAATATGGATGAACTCAGATATTATTATAAATATAAATATGAATATGAATATGAATATTATAATTATTATTATTATAATTATTATTATTATAATTATAATATTGGTTGTATCTTAAATGTATTGGTCCTGTGTGTGCGCATTATAAAAATCACGGTCCCGAGTTAAATCACGAGAGGGAATGCCGCCACGAACCCACCCAGCAGATGCGACCCCTTCTACTGAATATACCGGATTTGTAACACGATCCTTGACACTCGGAATCAATGGTGTAATTTGATATTTAATATCACTTTTTTCCGATAACTTATTCACGGAGCGTTTATTGGTGAGAAGCTCACCCTGCATGATTTGGGCTTCCAAAATAGGGTCGACTGAACCGCGACCAAGAAAGGGAACCGTTGCAAAAGGGCGCTGAAAAAGTGAAACGCGGCATCTGGGATGCGTTTGAATACTGCCAATCATTAAATCAGAACTTGCATCAATATTACATCCGCCGGCACCGCTTCCACTTCCACCATTATACATAATACCTGGTTGTGTGGTTGCTAAAGCAATTGGTTGCTTCATGGAGCAATCATTACTAAAATAATTTTGTAACAAATAGTTGGATGCATTGACATTTTGGATGGTATTTTGGTCCTGGGTACATACGTCATTCCCAATTCGGGTCAAATTATCAAAGGTATAATTATAAACAAATGCCATGGTCTATAATAATACAACAGAATATTTTCACAGATGAATTACTTTAAATATTTTACTAAACAAAAAACATATAATACAAAAATTTTGTAAAAGGTAAAAACCAATTTTAATACAATGTATAACGGTAATTGTCCTGTACAAGGGCAAAGGCATTTCCGTTTCTGGCACTTGGCATATTTCCATATAAATAATTCGCAAATGCTCCCTGGTCATTACATACCTTTGTATTGGGCATGGAATAATAATACCATTGTGCTTGTGTATCAAATTCATATCTTTCTCCTAAATCTCCAAATAATTGCTTATTTGTATTTTTAATTCCTGGATTCAAGTATTGAATCATTTTTTTCGTTTTATTATTAATATCATCATGCACGTCCGGATTAAAACTTGGAGGTGCTGGCTTTCTATGTGGGTCATCATTAATTTGAGTCAATAAAACATTGTTAAAAGGATTCTTTTTTGTAACATCTTCAAATTCCGATTTCAAATTTACTTCTAATGTTTCTGGATTCGTTATTTTTATATCAGCTGATTTATTTTTGCCATTGCTATAAAACCCCTCTTTTGTTTTTTTACTGGAAGATGTACCGTATGACCGATAAACAAACCATATTACTAAAAGAGTAATAATACCCATCAATAAAAATTTACTAGAAAAAGTAAATAAAAATCCTAAAAGTGAGAGAACAATAACAGACCTGCTAATTGCATTCATTTTTTCTTCCATATTCATATTTGGCATTGGCCAAAATTGAAATATTTCATTTTTATTTAATAAAATAGAAGGGTCTTTGCCCCAAAATGGAATATAATTTGTCATTTTATATATATAATAGAATTATTAATTTTATAAAATCTGTACAATACAAATTTTCTAGTCTAGGCCTTCTTCTTCTTCTTCTTCTTTTTATCTTCCGGCTTTCCAGCACTTCGTGGCGTTTTTTCCGGTTTTCCCATATCACTAAATAAAGATAACAAATGGGCATCCGTATAAGCAGGAGTTGTATTTGTTGCTTGAATAGCAGCTGCAGCTGCTGCTGTTGCAGTTTCTTGCTTTCGTTGTTCCGCCTTTTTATGCATACGTTCCGCCATTTGCGCAGTTTTCATTGTTTGTTTTAATTTATTATCCATGGCATTTACATCTAATTTCACATTTTTACCTAAACCCGCCATATTAGGCATTTGCATCCCCATCTTGCTCAACATTTCTTGCATATTTCCCATTCCGGGCATATTTTTCATTCTACTCATAATTTCACTCGCTTCTGACAGAAGTTCGCTCTGGCTGATTTCACCTGACTTAATTCGCGAATCTAATTTCTCTCCTACATTCTTTACAAGTCCCATCAATTTCCCTGGATTCTTGAATAAATTTTGAAAAACATCCTTTGCATCCGTTATGTTTTCCATGTCAATATCCAAGTCACCTGCTGTTTCTTCTGCAATTTCTCGCGCCAAGTTTCCTAATTTACCATTTAACATTCCATTGACATGACTGTGTATATCATCCGCGGATGGCATATTATTCATATTGATTCCTTCATCACTACCTTTTTCTCCAGTTCCCTCTTTTTCTTGTCCGCTATTTTTAAATAATTTTTGCATCTCTTCCATTGTTTCTTGCAACTTGCTACGTAATTCTTCTTCATTTATAGAATCAAAAATTTTTGAGGTATCTCCAAAAGCGTCCTTATTATTTACACAACCAACCACAGACAAAATAATTAATTGCAAATATTTCCAAATTGTGTCTCGGGTAGTACCGGAGATATCGCACGACCATAAGTATTTAAAACTAATCCCGGGAAGAAATTCGGTATTCATGATAGAATTGTCTCCGAAAATATCATTATTCTTATACAAAATATCAAAAAACCGCTCAGGATAAACCGATAAACAATATTTGAAAATGTATTCAATACTCTCTTTTGTTGTTTCACCCGTTTCATTATCTGTTTTCCACCACTTTTTGATTAGTGGTAGATACTCAGGGAAAGTAGTGGTGATGTCATTAATAAAATCCTTCATGATTTTTTGAAATTCTTCCGGTATCTTGGGAGTTTCCGCGTTTGTATCAGCCATGTATATGTTTGATATAAAATTATTTATTTAAATAGTTGGTTCATAAAAAGTTATATTTTTATAATTTAAAAATTTTATAATTTTAATTTTTCTAATATTTGAATTTTTCTAATCATTTAACCTAATTTTGAATGATTTATTAACGGAACCCACCGCGATATTTGATATAATGCATTTATTTGCAAAGATAAAAAATGTTTTTTTGCATATGGTGTTAAAAATAGACCCTCGGCATGCATCGTGAATATCCGATTCTCAAATAGTTCGCACGATTCTTTGTATGCATCTTCTATACTACATTTTGACTTGTCTAATCTATATGTTAGACATCTATCAAAATCATACCCAGTTAATAAGTCGGCCTCACGAACAATATGATATGCATCTTGATAAATACCTAAATCAGGAAAACCATTCGCTTTTACTTTGGAATAGGACATCGTAGAAATAATATATTTTACAGCATTTATTTCAAACGCCTTCACTGATGTTACGGAGTTCAGTCGCTCACCTTCGCTAGCGCTTCGGCTCGCTTCAGATTTATCAATAGTATTATTTAAAAAATGTACAATCTCTTGTATTCCTTGCTCCTCATCCATATATTTTTTATCGCACATATCATGCAAAATAGCAGAAATGTAAATAATTCTTTCATGTAACAATAAATGTGGTTTTATTTTCACTTCATCGTCATAAATATTTTTTGCATAATGTAATACGTTTATACTGTGAATCAAACCATGTGATGAATCTATATTATGTTTTGCACATGTTTCCATTACAAAATGAATCATTTTTGTTATTAACGACATTTTCAAAATAGTTTGGTATTTATATATTATTTATATATTATATTATAAAATAATATATAAAGTTTTATATGATTTTGCATCTTTATTTATATTTTTTACTATTCTAAAGTATGATATAATATTGCGAGTTTTGTAAGATTTTGAATATACTTCATTGTTTTTTGTTGGTCGTCTGGTGACATCATTTTAACTGGATTACGGAGACGGTCAATGGCTTCCATAATTTTACTTGCGTTTGCCGTTTTATTTAAATCTTCCACATAATTCTTTTCCATAAAAAAACGAATATCTCCCGCTTCAATTGTATCCTTATATTTTGCAACAATATGTGAATGCCAAATGCCAATAATAATCTTTGGATTCGCTTTGCGAATTAGACCAAGAGAATTTTTTGCAGTTAAAATATCAGGGTCCTTTGGAAAAACATTATGTATATCTGTCAGAAATTCCATGAAATGGTCATTAAATGCGGATAGAATGGTAGATTTTTGACTTGCCATTGTTTATTACCTAGTTGTTATTTTTCTATATTTGTATAAACTAAAATATCTAAATTCATTTATCATTAAATATAAATATAAATATAAAAATAAATATTAATATAAATTTTATGTCGCATACATAAGGCCGCAATTTCCACCGACAAATGTAACCACGTTAATTCGTTCTTCAAATAGAACCATATTAAAGTTGTAATCATAAATCCGCCATGTTGGTTTGTTAATGCCAATTACATTTCCAGTTTGCGGGTCACAAATCGTCAATGATTGTGCGAGCGGGTCCAAAGGGGGATTAATCGTCACCATTTCTAAAACAATATTATTAAACCGGTTCATATTAATGGCGCCGGATGGTTGAAGTATTAAATTGGACGATTCTAGGCAATAATTATAACAATATAGACCATCTGGTGCATTTCCACTTGTGCGATTATATTTTTCAATATAATTATATATACCGGCTGGTTGTGTATTCTCTCTATAAGACCCATCCAATAAAATAGAAAAGCTAATCAATATATTTTTTTCATTTTCTGCGTTATAATTTCCCGTAATCATCCAGCCGGTTAGATGACCATTTGGATTTACACCCGGGCCAATTGCAACATATACTATACTACCATCGGGATTTGTGCGTATTATATTTAAGCTTCCATCAGTGGATGCAGGCACAATATCTTGAGGAATATAATTATATGGCCAATTCGTATAATTGCTCCATTCATTACGTAGATTTGCATCACTGCGTTGAAAATAAAATAAATAGGAACTAATCATTCCTACCGAGTCCAAATCTATTTTATTTGAACCAGTCACATTATAAAATTTCGCCTCACGTACTTGTTTGAAAAGATATTTCTGTTCATTTAATGCAAAGATACGAGATTCTTCATTGGATAGAAAACAATAGGTGCAATTCAAGTGAATATCTGCGTTCCAAATAGTACGTTGGTCTGTATAAGAATTTATACCTAATTCAATATCAGGTGGGGTTTGTAAAAAACGATAGAATTGCATATAATATAAATTAAAATTGGGTGCTACATATGGATAATTATTCAACGAATCATACACATCACGAATTTGAAATAATTCAAAAATTGGGCGCATAGTGACATTGATATGCAGCTCATTGTATTGCAGGGAAATCAACGGGAATGCCATTTGCGTTTTCAAATTGAACCACGCATTTAATGGAATATATAATGTGCGTCCGCGAATAGATGGCTCTGCACCCACCGGATTTGTTGTATAATATGCATTTGGATAAGCATTCACACGTGCCCCGGCGCTCGCCGGATCATTTATTTCCGGAACATTTCCAATCATTTTATCAAAAAGAGCCTTTTTATCAGAAGAAAAATCGCGCTGAACCGCGGCTAATAGATATGCTCCCGAAAATTCTTGAATTGTTTGGTTTCCGCAAGTAATAGTAATTTTGGAAATCATCTGTGCTCCCAAATTTTCAATCCAGCGAAATTCATAAGGAATCCATTGACTACTATTTGTATTATTGGGATTAATATCAGATTCATTTGGGGGTATAATAGGACTCCAAATATTGGGCAAATCTACCGACAAATAACAATCCATTAATAAATCAGCATAACGAGGTATCTTAAATGTAAAAGTGGATTCTTCCGATAAACGCAATGTTTTAGCTCCTTCAAAATCTACTCTAAATTTTTGTAGGCCAAAGTTTGTATAATGTGCATAGGATGATTTAAAAAATGTTTTTGATGGGTTTCCATTTAATATAATATTTTGTTGGCCTTGACTCACCAATTGAAGTAATCCTCCAGCCATGACGTAATATAATATACAAGAATATATTATATTTATATATTAACCCATGAAATATTAATTCAATTCATAAAATTCATAAAATTCATAAAAAATGTAGTATTGTAGTAAAAAATAATGTATTATAATAAGTTAATAATGGCTGATAATAACGGACCTTCTACATCTACATTTCATAATATGATAGATAATATTAAGAATATAAATTTACAAAGCTTATTACTTAAGGAAAATTTTATGTCTATCGCTCTTTTTGTATTATTTTTATTAATTTTGATTGCTGTACTTATATATTATTTTATTATGAAAAATCTTTCATCAAAAGAATGTAAAAAAATGGATAAATTATATTCCGATTTAGATACAAAAATTCATTCATTAAATGCAAATGACCCGAATTGCAAATACTCTTTACGAGATTATTACATTAAAACATCATACAATTGCTGTAGTGCCGGTTCTTATACAAATGATTTTGTTGATATTTGTTCTTTAAAAAATGTTTTACGCCAGGGTGTCAGAGGATTGGATTTTGAAATTTATTCTATTAATGATAAACCAGTTGTAGCAACTTCCTCCGTACCAAGTTATTATATTAAGGAAACCTATAATTATGTTGATTTTGGAGATGTCATGAATTGTATTAGCAATTATGCATTCTCTAGTTCAACGGCTCCAAATCCACAAGACCCTATCATTTTTCATTTACGATTTATGAGTAATAATCAAAAAATGTTTGATGCTTTGGCGGCATTATTTTTTAATTATGATTCGCTCTTTTTAGGTTCGCATTCTAGTAATGAAAATGAAACCAATAATGTAAAACAAAATTTTGGAACAACTCCAATACAATCTTTAATGGGAAAAATTATTGTTATTGCGGATAATACCAATAAAAGTTTTTCATCCAATCCGGAATTTTATGAATATGTAAATTTAACTAGTAATTCTATATTTATGCGTGCATTAAACTATTA